CCTTGTTAAAAGGGCGAACACAATTAGTGTGAAATTCAAGTAGCATTAATAAGTCGCTAAACCTACTAAGGTCAATCCTTTCGGTTGTGCTGGTTAACAGCAAGCCCAACATACCACATCTCTTTCTAATGAAAAAGTCAAGAACCAATAAAGGCTCTCTACCTTTAACGAAAGTTAGAGGGAAGGATCTCGTAAAAGCTTTGTCCCCAGGGGCTAAGCCGGGTGTTGTTAAACAACTGACATTATGCTTATTCGCTGGCTTCTTTAGCGAACAAATACTGGAAGGTTTGGTATCTTACGTTTTCCGTCTCCAAGAAATTCGAGGCGCTAAATTTACAATTACCTACTTAAAGGCAATGGAAACACAGCTAATTAAGCATTTGCTTAGTGCAAATCCAAATGCGGATTACGCGCTCTGTACTACAAACAATCATCTACGTTGGGTTAAAAGGAAATTAAAATCGAAATTTGACCTAAACGACATAAATGTCATCCGGCTAATCATGACCTTAATCGGCTTGAAACAACTGATGTTGACAGTTTGTAATACTGAACTAGCTTCGATAGACAGTAAAGTAGAAATATCCGAAGATATTCAAAATGACCTTGTGTCGAGTATCCAAAAGATTGGACTACCGAAGTTTATTCGTAAGCAACGTACTTTAAAGTTACCTGGGTATTATCTTAGTTCGAAAGCAGGACCTAACGGAAATGCGTTAGCAAGTCGTTTAATCGATACCTACGCTAATCGAATTAACCCAGCCGTACTGAATAGTCAAAGAAATTTGGCGAAGGAATTATACAATATGGAACCTGACGTATTCGACGACAGATATCAGCCTTTAGCTGACCGCAAATATGAATTTAAGCAAAAACCAGAAACTGGAAAATTACTTTATATCCAAGAATACGGAAAACTTAAATGCCGAGTAGCAGCTATTGTAGATGGTGTCACTCAGGAATTATTGAAACCAGTACATGATTTACTCATGGAAACACTCAGTATAATACCTGAGGATTGCACGTTCAATCACGACAAGATTTCAAATCTAGCTAAACAAAGACACACGTCTGGTCAAACCTTTTACGGTTTTTCTGACCTTAGTGACGCCTCTGATAGAATTCCAAAGTTCCTTTATGTACATGTACTAAATGGTATAAGACCTAATCTAGGCAGCCTTTGGAGTGAGGTTTTGACACGACGATTCTTCGTTGATAAAGAACTTTCATCACACATGACTCGTAAAGTGAAATACTTAGAATACGCAGTTGGACAACCTATGGGAGCGTTGTCATCGTGGCC